TTCTATCTGATTTAAGAGCCATTATATATTTCTCCTTGTTAAATTACTTAAGGTTTGCAGTTGATTTCAGAAGAGATCCAAACCATTCACTAGCTGTAGAGCGAAGTTCCTCTGTAGGATCTTCTTCATCAATAGCTTCAGCCATTGCTAGGTCAGCTTCTTCTTCTACTTCTTCAAGAACTTCGACACTTGCTTCTGCTTCTTCAACTTCTTCTTCAAGAACTTCGTCAGCTTTAACTTTTTTCTGTGCCTTTTCTTCTTCTTCTTTTTCTTCTTTTTCTTTATCCTTTTTTGCAAAAGGATTTTCTTTCTTCATGGTTGCCATTCTTTTCATTTTTGCAACAACGAAGTCAAAAGTTTCGTCATCAAGACTTTCAAACTTAGCGATAGCTTCGTCAAGTTCTTCGCCCTCAATACCGGCTTCCGTCAAAGTAGCAACTCTCTTTTCAAGAGCGGCGGCTTTTTAGATTTCTGCAACCTTAGCGATTGCTTCTTCTTT